ACAAATGGCAAACGTAAACAAGCCTTTTGGTCTGCGCCCCTCTGGTAACTTGTCCGCTACCGGTGCCCAAAAACAATACGGGTATCAGATTGCTGACAACCAAGCAGGCGCGATCTATCAGGGTGACTTGGTCGTCGTGTATGACGGCTACATCATCAAGTATGACGCAGCTACCCATGCCGGTCCCACCGGTGTGTTCAACGGCTGCCAGTACGACGATCCCACCCGTGCAAACAAGCCGACGTGGAAGAACTACTATCCCGGTAGCGTCAACATTACCCAAGGCATCATCGCCTGTGAGGTGTTGGACGATCCGAGCCAGTTGTTCCTGGTCCAAGCTGACGGCGCAGTGACTCAAGCCAACATTGGCAAGAACGCTGATCCGACCGCTTCCACGACCGGTAGCACCACCTCTGGTGTCTCGAATGGTTCTTTGAGCTCTGCTTCCATTGCGAAGACCGCTGCTCTGACCTTCAAAATTGTTGGCCTCTACGAGACCCCAGACAATGAACTGGGCACTTACTCCGTGGTCGTTGTCAAACTCAATCAACACCAGTACGGTAGCGTTGGTGTTGCAGCTGATGGAGCTTAATCATGGCTATTACCCGTTCACAACTCGTTAAAGAGCTTGAGCCCGGCCTGAACGCTCTGTTCGGTCTGGAGTACAAGCGCTATGAGAACGAACACGAAGAGATTTTCGCAATCGAAACCTCTGACCGTGCGTTCGAAGAAGAAGTGATGCTGACCGGCTTCGGTTCCGCCCCGGTGAAGACCGAAGGTGCTGGCGTGGCATACGATACCGCTCTGGAATCGTTCACTGCTCGCTACACCCACGAGACCATCGCCATGGCGTTCGCGCTGACCGAAGAAGCCGTTGAGGACAACCTCTACGACCGTCTGTCGGCTCGCTACACCAAGGCTCTGGCTCGCTCTATGGCGAACACCAAGCAGGTCAAGGGCGCTTCGGTGCTGAACAATGCTTTCACCGGCGGCGCTTACGCTGGCGGCGACGGTGTTGCTCTGTGCTCTACCGCTCACCCGACCGCCCTGGGTCCCGACTTCTCTAACCGTCCCGCCGTTGCTGCTGACCTGAACGAGACCTCTCTCGAGCAGGGCATTATCGACGTGGCTGCGTTCACCGATGAACGTGGCCTGAAGGTGGCCTTGACGGTTCGCAAGATGATCGTTCCCAAGGAACTGCAGTTCACGGCTGAGCGCCTGATGAAGTCCACGCTGCGCACCAGCACGGCTGACAACGACATCAACGCAATCAAGTCGATGGGCCTCGTTCCCGAAGGCTACGCCGTCAACCACTTCCTGACCGACACCAACGCATGGTTCCTGATCACCGATGCGCCCAACGGTCTGAAGATGTTCGAGCGTTCGCCCATCCGCACCGCCTTCGAAGGTGACTTCGACACCGGCAACGTGCGCTACAAGGCTCGTGAGCGTTACAGCTTCGGCTGGTCTGACCCTCGCGGCATCTACGGTTCTCCTGGCGCTTAATCAGCGGCAGAAAAATCGTGAAAGGGGCCCTTGTGGCCCCTTTTCTTTTGGTGTATATTGGCCCCATTCCGGGGTTTTTGGCGCTCCTGACAGGTCCCGGCCTGACGACATGCAGACAGAAGCGCCCCACCACTCGCATGTGAGGAACAAATGGCAAATACCACTTTCACCGGACCGGTTCGTTCCCAGAACGGTTTCCAATCCATCACCAAAAACGCCACCACTGGCGCAGTCACTGTCAACTCGTCGTTTGGTACTGATGTTGTTCTGAGCGCTCAGTCCCTGTCTGGCGCAGGCGCAGTTGATATAACCAACGCTTTCACCTCGTTGACTACCACTGGTGCAGCGCAGGCCCTAACGTTGGCCGACGGCACGGTTGGTGAGATTAAAGTCATCGTTCACACCGTGGACGGTGGCAGCGCAGTGCTGACCCCCACCACCAAGATTGGTTTTACCACCATCACCTTCACCGCTGTGGGGGATTCCGCAATGCTGATCTATACGGCTGCAGGCTGGGCTGTGATTGGTTCCAAGGGCGCGACCATCGCTTAATAGGAGTCCGACATGGGCTTTCAATATGACGTAAAAGCGAAAACGGTGACCAGTACCGGCGCGTCCGGTATTGGTACTCCCCGTGCTCGCATCAAGGCCATCTACTACGTCCCCGGAGGCTCCGCTGGATCCATTTCTTTTAAGGATGGAGGCACCGGAGGCACCGAACTGATCAATCTGGCAACCCCTGCCAGCACGACAGGTACTGGGTCTATGTATGTGCTGATCCCTAATGATGGTGTGCGCTTTGAAGCGGACCCCTACATCACCCTCACAAACGTGACCTCTGTCACGTTCTTCTACGGTTAAGGAGCCTATTATGGGACGAGCAGCAAAAATGGAAGACCCCCTGTATCAGGGGGAAGTGCAGCCCGGTGCGCAAAAACAGGACATGTCTAAGGGGGGTCCTAAGCAGACCCCACGCAAGAACTACCAAAAGCCCTCGGCTTCTGTGGCTCCGCGTGGCGTAGGCATGGCTCGCAACAAACAGTGCAAGATGTACTGACATGGCCAAGTCTCCGGCATGGCAACGCAAGGAAGGCAAGAACCCCAACGGCGGCTTGAACGCCAAGGGTCGCGCCTCTGCCAAAAAACAGGGGATGAACTTGAAACCTCCCCAGCCGGAAGGCGGCAAACGCCGAGACTCTTTTTGCGCCCGTATGGAAGGGATGAAGAAAAAGCTCACCTCCGCCAAGACGGCCAAAGACCCGGATTCTCGGATCAACAAGAGCCTCAGAGCCTGGAAATGTTGAGATGGACCTGAGCACTGTATGGACCAGCGCACTCACGATCATCATGGCCTTAATGGGCATGGTGCTTCGTGCGCGGGACAAGGAAATCGAGGGACTTCGCTCCGACCAGAGCAAAGACCGCGAGGAAATGCAGCGCCTGCAGGTTCTTCTCAATCGCACCCGCGAGGAGGTGGCCAAAGAGTACGTTACCAAGGTCGAAGTGCATGCCGACATCAACCGGGTTCTGGTTCGCTTGGAGCAGCTCGATGCTAAGCTGGACAGATTGATTTTGGAGAAGCACAATGCCCCCGGTAAGTAAGAAGCAAAAGCGTTTGATGGATGCAGCGGCTCACAGCCCTGCATTTGCCAAAAAAGTTGGTGTCCCAATGTCCGTTGCCATGGATTTCAGCGAGTCTGGCAAAGGCAAAAAATTCAGAAAAGGCGGTGAAACTATGAACCATGGAACTAAAAGTTACGCCAAAGGCGGGTTGGCCAAGCGCGGCCAGGGTATTGCCAAGAAAGGTTTTGCCAAAGGCGGTGCCATCACCGCTTCTGGTGCCGATACGGCAGGCCCACAGGGCAAAACCATCAGCCAGCCGGTAAAGAAATCGGTGTCTGGGGACAACGTCAAAGTTCGCGGAGTGGGTGCCGCTCGCGCTCGCGTCGCCACGATTTATTAAGCCATGACCACCTCCGGCACATCCGACTTCAATTTGGAGTTCGATGACATGATCGTCGAGGCGTATGAACGCTGCGGCATCGAGGTCAGGGATGGCTACGACATGAAGACGGCCATGCGGTCGATCAATCTTCTTTTTGCAGAGTGGGCCAACCGGGGGCTTAATCTTTGGACGATTGAGCAGCGAGAGGTGACCTTGGTTACGGGCACCTATCAATACGCGTTGCCGCTTGACACGGTGGACGCGCTATCTGCGGTAATTCGGACAAATGCTGGCCAATCTACCCAGCAAGACATCACAGTGGATCGCATTGGATATGCAGAGTATTTGCATATTCCGAACAAGAGCACGCAGTCTCGACCTGCTCAGTGGTTCTTGCAGCGCACCACAACGCCGCAGCTGTTCCTGTATCCGGCACCCGACGCGACGCAGACCTACGTCTTCCGTTACTACGCTGTTCGTAGAATTCAAGATACCGGCACCTTCACCAACACGGCGGATGTGGTGTTCCGTTTCTTGCCGTGTCTGGTAGCGGGGCTTTCCTATTACTTGTCAGTCAAGAAAGCCCCGGACCGCGTTCAATTGCTCAAGACAATGTACGACGAAGAGTTTACCCGTGCCTCTAATGAGGACCGCGAAAACTCTGGCTATTTTGCTGTGCCTATGTATCAACAGAGGTGACGCATGGCCACAGGATACGTATCAGGCAAATTTGCAATTGCGCTGTGCGATCAGTGTGGGCAGCGCTTTAAGCTAAACGCGTTGATCAAGGATTGGAAAGGGTTCAAGGTTTGCCGGGAGTGCTACGAGCCCAAGCACCCGCAGCTGGAGCCTAAGCGCACGATTAATGAGCCGATTGCTTTGTATCAGCCGCGCCCAGAGGCCCGAATGGCTGTTACAGTCTATGTAGGCTGGACTGTTGACACGTCGATTGCAAGCGTGGGCATGCAGCCAATGCCGTATGCTAAGCAGTTGTACGCAGGTGGGGTACTGTCTCCAGTTACGGTGGTAATCACATGAACTACACACAACTCAAAGTTGCCATTCAGGACTATGTCCAGAACACCTTCACTGAGACCGAGCTGGCTACCTTTGTGCAGCAGGCGGAGCAACGCATCTACAACACAGTGCAGTTGGCCAACCTGCGTAAGAACGTCACGGGCGCACTATCCACTGCCAACAAGTACCTGTCCGCCCCTGGGGACTACCTGTCTACCTATTCTTTGGCGGTCTATTCATATGCGACTCCCACTATCACAGGAACTTCAGGGTCGTTTAACATCACGGTATCTTCTTCCACAGATGTCGTAGTTGGTCAGTCTGTGTATGGCACGGGCGTAGGCACCGGTGCGGTGGTGACGGGGATTAATGGTTTGGTTGTCACAGTGGACGTGGCCAACAGTGGGACGGTATCGGGCACCGGTACCTTTCAAGGGGATTACGTTTATCTAAAAAATGTGGATGTCAACTACATTCGACAGGTGTATCCCAACCCCAAACAAACGGCTCAGCCAAAATACTACGCAATCTTTGGTCCGACCTACAACCAGGAAACGGAATTGTCATTCATTGTAGGCCCCACTCCTGATCGGGTCTATCAGGCAGAATTGCACTATTACTACTACCCGGTATCGATGACTGATACGGTTCAAAACCCCACGGGAACCACGTGGCTGGGGGACAATTTTGATTCCGTGCTGCTTTATGGCTCTCTGATGGAGGCGTATACCTTCATGAAGGGCGAACAGGATCTTTTGCAGCTGTATGACACCAAGTACAAAGAAGCGCTGATGCTCCTGAAGAACTTGGGCGATGGCAAGCAGCGGGGCGATGCCTACCTGGATGGGCAAGTTAAGGTCAAGGTGCAGTAATGATTACCGCAGGACTTGTAACCAGCTTTAAAAGAGAGGTCCTCTTGGGGACCCACGACTTGCTGAACGACGTGATCAAGATCGCGCTGTACACCTCTGCAGCTGAGCTGGGCCCAGAAACCACGGTCTACACGCCGGTGGGGGAGGTCTCCAGCTCGGGGACTAACTACACCACCGGGGGCCAAGTGCTATTGCTGCCCCAGGTAGGGGGCGGAAATGGCACGGGCTATGCCACCTTTAGTGACCCAATTTGGTATGCCACCACCTTTTCAGCGCGTGGTGCTTTGATCTACAATTACACGAAGGGCAATAAAGCCATTGGTGTGATGAATTTTGGGTTGGATCAGGTGACCCTGACTCAGGAGTTCAAGATTCAATTTCCTGCATACACCCCAGAATCAGCACTGATTCGCATCACCTAAGGAGTAATCATGTCCATCGAAAAAGCAATCTCTACCGACACCGTCAGCGGAACTTTGATCCGTAGCGGCCAGCCCGAAGACCAGTTGATGGCTCTGGGTAAATTTACCATGGAGTGCTACGACTCCGAAGGCAAGCTGAAATGGTCTGCTGAGAACCACAACCTCGTGGTGAACGTCGGTCTGCAATACATGTGCGGTACGGCCCTGACCTCGGTTGCCCAGATCACGACTTGGTACATTGGCCTGTACGGTGCTGGCGCGTCTAACACCCCCGCCGCTGGTGACACCATGTCCTCCCACGCTGGCTGGACGGAAGTCGTGCCCTACAGCAACGCCACCCGCCCCACCTGTACGTTTGCCACGGCAACGACGGCCAACCCATCGGTGGCCACGAACTCCGCCTCGGTTGCGGTGTTCAACATCAACGCTACGTCCACCGTTGGCGGCGCATTCTTGGTCAGCAACAACACCAAGTCGGGTTCTACCGGCACGTTGTTCTCTGCCGCTGACTTCACGGGCGGCGACCGCTCGGTTGCTTCCGGCGACACCCTGAACGTGACCTACACCCTGAGCTTGGCTGGTTAATAGAGGCGGCGATGGTCAAGTTGGATTTCGAGTTTGAGACGCAGTATGGGAGGTTCGCGGATGCACTGCATTTGCCGGACGACCATAACTTGTCCGGCGCAGAAATCGCTGCCATGAAACAGCAGCGTCTTGATAACTGGATCGCCGCTGTAACTGCCCCGCCACCTGACGAACCTCCAGCACCGGGGGTGTAAATGGCAAACCGCTATTGGGTTGGGGGGTCGGGTAGCTGGACTGCCGTCTCTACAACAAGCTGGTCCGCCACGTCTGGCGGCGCTGGTGGCGCGTCTGCGCCGACTGCTGCCGATTCTGTATTTTTCGATCAGGCAGGAACCTACACCGTCACCATGACGAATGGATTGACCTGTCTGGACCTTACTGTTTCTGCGGGCACAGTTACATTTAATTCGGGGACAGGCCCTACGCTTGCCGTAAGCGGGTCCATGTCATTGATTGTTGGGACTGTGTGGAATAACACGGGCCCTATTACATTTAACGCCACAACCACCGGCAAAACAATTAACACCAATAACATAACTTTGGGCGGCCCAGTAGTGTTTGATGGGGTGGGTGGCGGTTGGACGCTAACTAGCGCACTTAGAACATCATCTGACTCTATTACGCTGACAAATGGGTCGTTTAATACTGGAAACTTTAACGTAGGGGCCACGACCGGTTTTATTTCAAACAACTCCAATACGCGGTCGATTACGCTTGGCTCATCCACGATAAGTTGTTCCAACTGGAACCTCGCCACAACAACAGGTTTAACTTTTTCCGCAGGCACCTCCACAATCACCATAACCGCTATTCAAGGTGCTTTTTCTGGCGGTGGGCTTACTTATAACAACGTTCAGTTATACCCTTCTGGCGAGTATAGCGGAGCAGTTAGCGGGGCAAATACATTTGCCAACTTGACCACTTACGGGTCTACCAATCAAAACTCTGGCATTAACAACGCCAGAATGACTTTTAGCGCAGATCAAGTTATTACTGGTACTCTTAATTTTGGAACCTCCACCAACCTTACATACCGTAAAACAATTGGGTCTAACGTTTTTGGCACCCAACGCACTTTGACTGCCGCTGTTGTTACCGGGTCAAACTTTGATCTTCGAGACATTGTGATTGCGGGGGCTGCTGCCCCATTTAATGCATCGTCGTTGAATTGGGGCGATCTGGGGAACAACTCTGGCATTACGTTCCCAACACCAAAAACGGTGTATTGGAATTTAGCCGGAACGCAAAACTGGTCTGCGATTGGATGGGCCACTTCTTCAGGTGGAACGCCTGCCCTAGCCAACTTTCCGTTGCCACAAGACACAGCTATTTTTGATAACGCTGGAAGCGCCGGTACCGTAACTGTACCTGGGTATAACGTTTGCAGTTTGAACATGTCTGCGCGTACAAGCGCAATGACATTAACGTTCAGTCAAGTTTCCGCGTTTATTGGTGATCTTATTCTTGGTTCTGGGGTTACAATTTCCGGTGCCGCCTCATCATTAAACTACTTTGGTTATCGTGGAAGGACCGTATATGTAAACGGAAACGGGGTAACGTTTTCGTTCCCGCTAGTTATAAATAATGGTCCAACGCTGCAGCTTTCCGGTGCGTTTACTACTTCGGCGGCTGTAACCTATACAACCGGCGATATATCGCTTGTATCCTATACGTTTACTACTCCCAGTATTTCTTTTCCAGCCTCGTCAACAGTGGCGTTTGGCACTGGTAACTTTACGTTGACAGGATCAGGAAGCGTATTTTCATCAACCGCCTCCGCCACTGTTACTGGTACGCCCAATATTTATTTGACGTATTCTGGAGCCACAGCTACCTCTATAAACTCTGGACTTTCAATAACTGAAGCAAATTCAATTAACTTTATTATTACGGCTGGGTCTTATAGTTTTTCTATACCTAGTAATAATATTGTAAGAAATTTAGATTTTTCAAACGGTGGTACATCAACGTATACGGGAGACTGGGCGGGAACAACCAGCGCATTTACTTGCTATGGAAACCTGACCCTTAAGTCAGGCATGACTGTTTCGGGTACGGGTCGCATTACTTTTGCAGCTACCAGCGGAACCAAAACAATTACCAGCGCAGGTTTGACCAATACACACCCAATAACCTTTAACGGTGTTGGGGGTACATGGCGGCTTCAAGATGCGCTTAATATCAGTTCCGCAACCGCAGGCGCAATTACACTGACCAACGGAACATTTGACCTCAACGGTTTTACGGCTACTTTGTCAGCAGCTGCAACCGCTACGTTCGTTACGGGGGTTGGTACAAAGAACCTTACATTTAACAGCGGCACGTTGACTATCGCTGCATCGGGTACCACAGCGTTTAACAACGCTCAACCTACCGGGTTTACCACAACAGCTGGTACTGGGACTGGGTCAATTAGCCTTACCAGCGCGTCAGCAAAAACTTTTGTTGGTGGCGGCTCCACATTCAACTGCTCTCTTAATCAGGGCGGCGCAGGGGCGCTTACTGTTAGTGGTTCAAACACATTTTCAAACATTACCAACACCTATAGTGCCACAGGCGCAACCACAATAACATTAACGTTCAGCACTACGCAAACTGTATCGGCATTCACAGCATCTGGCGCAGCAGCAAAACTATTAACTATTAACAGCACCGCCGCAGGCTCTAGGGGCACGATTGCGTTTACTGGCGGCGGTACAGTATCTACTGACTACCTTGACTCCAAAGACATTGCATTTACCCCTGCCGTTGCTGCTGACGGAACAACTCCGTATGTTTGGTATCTAGGAGCAAACTCCACCAACAGTGGCAACAATACTGGCGGACTGTTCCAAGCCGGTGGTACGGGTGCGCTCAAGGTCTATCAGATAACCGACACAGCTACAACAACATGGACGGTTCCTAGCGACTGGAACAACACCAACACGATCCATTTATTTGGCGGCGGTGGGGGTGGCGGGGGTTCTCGTGCTACTTCTTTAACCAACAAAGCTGGCGGCGCTGGTGGTGGTGGCGGAGGATACCGTGTTTTAACAAACTATTCTGCAAGCCCGAGCTCTTCAATTACTGTTGCAGTGGGCGCTGGAGGTACGGCGGGAACTACCGCTGGAGGCACAGGCGGCACAGGTGGAACAACTTCTTGGGCTGGAACAACAGCCACAGGCGGCACTGGAGGTTCAACTACGGCAACTCCATCATCTGTTGGAGGTACGGGCGGTACAGGAACATTTTCTGGGGGCTCAGGTGGCGCTGGCTCAACAACTACAACCTCTGGTGTCATTGCTACTGGCGGGGGTGGCGGCGGCGCTGCTGGTCCTAACGGAGCAGGTGGCGCTGGCGGTATTGGTTTTGCTAACGCGACTGCGGCCAACACGGCTGGTGGTGGCGGTGGTGGTAACGGCGGTGGTTCTGCTGGTGGTAACGCATCTTCTGCTCTTGGCGGCACAGGCGGTAACAATTTTGGCGGCACAGGCGGCGGTGCTTCTAATGCCATTGGCACGTTTGGTGGCGGCGGCGGGGGTGGCGTTAACACCAATGGTAGCCGTGGCGGCGCGGGCATTGATATCCTTAACACCATTGGCGGCGGCGGTGGTTCAGGAGGTAGTGCGGGTTCTCAAAACACTGGTACATCCGCTGCCTTATCCTTATATGGAGCCGGAGGGTCTGGGGCGTCTACATCCACAGCAGCAACTACAAACAATGGTGGAGCAGGCGCTCAAGGCATAATCGTCATTGCCTATGTCCCAACCGGCGGTGGCACCTATACGGGCGATGTTGCCGAGACCTCTACGGCCACCGACTTATTCAATGCCGCCGCTCTGTTTGGCGGGGTAATTAGCGAGACCGCCACGGCTACGGATTCCCTGTCGTCGCAGGCTGACTTCTTCCCCATCATTCTGGAAACAGCCACCGGGACGGACGCCGTTTCCGGTGTCATGACCTTCTTCGGGGTTGTGGACGAGTCGGCTACTGGCACGGATCAGTACATCAGTGGACTGGCGTTTACCGCTGCATTTGCCGACTCCCTCGCCGCCTCAGATACGTACTTGCCGGGACTGGCTTTTGCCGGGGTTATTTCCGAGACTTCCACAGCCACGGACTCCAACAGTGCGCTGCTGTATGCGGTAGCCTACGCGGCTGAGACAGCCACGGCAACCGACGCCATAACAACCCGGGCAGACTTCCTCACCTCTATTCAAGAGCAGGTCACAGGTACAGATGCCGTTACCGTGCAGGGCACGTTCCGGGTAGCCTTCTTGGACGCCGCTGTCGCCACAGACAACATATCCATGGCCTTGGTCATGCCGGTCAGTTTTGCCGACTCCGCCACGGCAACTGATGCAATTTTGGGCTTAAACAGCTTGTATACGGTAGTGTCCGAATCAGGTACGACTACTGACGCTACAAGCGCCCGCTTAGGCGCTGCGGCCTTCCTAAACGAAACCGCCGCAATAACGGAACTTATTTCCCCCGTATTTGCCTTTGGAGTTTCCGTAATTGATACCGCAACCGCAACGGAAACTAGCGTTCCTGCAGTAAGCTATAACGCGCAGTTATCGGAGTTGGCAACGGCCTCCGACCAGTTCCTTGGTGCATACCTTTGGAACCAAATTGATGACAGCCAGACGCCTGGATGGGTGCCGATTGCAAATACCCAGCCCCAAAGCTGGTCTGAAATTGATGACAACCAGGACCCCAACTGGCAAAATATACCCACCATGTAACGGAGTGACACATGACGACCTATTCCTCAAATCTGCGTTTGAATTTGATTGCCAGCGGAGCTGAGGCTGGAACCTGGGGCAACACGACCAACTACAACCTGGGAACCCTGGTGGAAGAGGCAATCACGGGCTTTTCTACGGTCACCGTGACTAACGCAAACCAAGCCCTCACCGCCAACAACGGGACAGAGGACCAGTCGCGCATGGCGCTGCTGGCGTTTGCTTCGTTTGCCTCTCCGTTTAACATCTATGCTCCGCCGGTCACTAAGTCCTACATTATTTGGAACCAGACACTTGCGGACATGAGGCTGTACAACTCGACGGTGATTGGTAATACCACTGCTGCGGGATCGTATGCCACGATCAAGGCGGGGGAGAAGGCTGTTGTTTTTAGTAATGGGACGAACTTTTACAACGTCACGGTCAGCTCGATCAACGTTTCTGGCGGCACCACCGGGCTGACGTTCTCCGGGGGCCCGATCACTGACTCGGGCACGATCACCATGTCCGGCACGTTGGCCGTGGCCAATGGCGGCACTGGGGCAACGTCCATTACGTCCGGTGCTTTGGTCAAGGGCAATGGTTCCAGTGCTTTCTCCGCCGCGTCCTCTGCGGACATTGTCACGGCAATTGGCGCTACAGCGGTACAAAATGCAACGAGCGCAACTACTGCCACAAATGCCACAAATGCCACAAATGCCACAAATGCCACAAATGCCACAAATGCCACAAATGCCACAAATGCCAACAACTTGGTATCTGGCGGCACA